CGCAGTCGATCTGCGCCGGCTGCGCGGTCCAGGAGCCCTGTCTCGATTGGGCGATCCTGCACGAGGGGTTCGGCGTCTGGGGGGGCAAGTCCGAGCGATGGCGGGAGCTCTACCGCCGGCGGAACGGCATCTCCCTCCGCCCGCCGCGGCGCCCATCGCCTTTCGTAGGCAAGGGCAAGGGCGACGGGCGCCTCATCGTCACGGCGCATGTGCATGGGGCCACGTCCCGGTCCCTTCCGTGGGGCGGCCGGGGCAATTAATGCGCGCAATAACGCGCGATCGCGCGTTAATCCGTGGGACGCCGGCACCCGGCTTGTAGCCTCGACAGGTGGGCATCTTCAGGGTCCGCCGTCTCGTCTGCTCGGGGTGTGGCTTCGCACAGCGATGCAAGGCGCCGCTTGAGGGCGAAGTGGAACTCGAGTGCCGCAACTGCGGCGCGCACGGCCCCTGGATAGCGGCGCCGCTACTGAAGGCCCCTTCACAAATATGTGAAACGTGTGAATTCGAGCCATGCCGGTGCAGCTGTCCATGCTCGCTCACCGGCTTTGACCCGGACAACTGCCCGTGCCTCGACGAAGATGACGATGAAGTGGTGGACGCCGCTGTCGTCCCTGATTATGGTGAGGACGTCGCGGCCTGGGTGCGGGCGCACCTCCCCCACCTGCGCCCAGCCCTCGACGCTTGGGAGGCGGTCTCAGGGTTCCTCGAGCAGCCATGGGATGCCGAGGTAGCCTTCCTCGAGGCCCTCCGTCACGAGATCGCCGCGCAGTTCGGGCTCACTTTCGAGGAGCTCGGAGTGACCCATCACCCGATGTGCAGGATGGCGCCGGTCTCGGAGCCCGCGCCGGCTCCCCCTAGCGCGGCGCGGATCGAGCATATCGAGCAGCAGGTGACGGAGTTCGTCGCGGAGCTCAACGGCATCGCTGGCATCGACGGCACCATCGTCTGATGGGCTGGGGCCAGATCAGGGAACCGCTATCGCCTACTTTCGCGCGCCTGCATGCACATGATGGTCTTATGGCTGACATCGCGCAGGAGATCGAGACGGCTGTCGACGATGCGGCTGGTCGCGTCGAGCGCGCCCTCAAAGCTGCGGAGGCAGAGATCGCCTTTCTCAAGGCCGACGCCGCCGCCCTCAAGGCGCGGCTGGACGCGGTCTTGGCCAAGCTGCACCTCATCTCACCGGAACCTCTGGGGTCCGCGGCGCCGACCGAGACGCCCGCCCCGGAGACGCCCGCTCCAGTCGCCCCGGAGACGCCGGCGCCCACTGAGGCGCCGGCCTGATCCCGGTTACAAGAGGTCGCCGGTTCGAGCCCGGCACTCGTGGCCCCGGGTTAGTTCAGATGGGAGAACAGCGGGAGTCGGGAGGGTTTCCGCGACCCTCTGTCGATCCGGCCGTCGGCACGGGCCCGCAGGTTGCCGGCGGTTCACCCGTAGATGGCTGACGATCGCAGGCGCCGGCGCGAAGAGGACGTCACCGCCGGCGCGGCGGAGAAGGCGCCGAGGACGACGGCCGAGCGCGATGTCGCTTCTGCTCAGTTCGAGAAGGCGATTCCGCCCGAGAGCCAGATGAAGCTGCGCCCCCGACCCGGCGGCAAGAAGGCGACCCGGGGACACCGCACCCAGAAGGAACGGGAGCTCTCGCTCACCCTGCGGATGTGCGGCGTCAGGAACAAGCGCACCGGGAAACCGTGCCGTAATCCCCTCCGCGTAGGCGCCGTGGTCTGTTTTCGCCACGGCGGCAATAACGCAGGTTCGCTCCGGCGCGAGCAGGAGCGGGCCTCGTCGATGATGGCGCGGGCCAAGGCGCGTCGACTTCTCAGCAAGATCGCCGACGACCCGGAGAATGTCTCCGATCCTCTTGCGGCCCTCGAGAACATCGCGGGCCAGATGTTGACCCTCATGGAGATGTGCCGTGCCGAGATCGACCGGGTGGACGAGCTTCGCCGGGAAAGCGACCAGGGCCTCGAGCAGATTCGTGGAGAGGTCACGATCTACCTCCAGACTGCTCAGCGAGCAGAGTCCATCCTTGAGCGCATCATTCGTCTCGATCTCGACGAGCGCCGGCTCCGACTTCAGGCGGCGCAGGCCGCATTCGTATTCGACTGCTGGGAGCGCGCCCTCGACAGCCGCTCGGCGAAGCTCACCGACTCCCAGCGGCAGGCATTGTGGAAGGCGCTCCAGAAAGAGATAGCGCCCGGCCTGCCTCGGCCGACGCGTCCTGACGCGATAGTCGATGCCAAGGTCGTCGCGGAGCTGCTGGAGCTCGAGACTGGCGAATGACCGATGACCTACCCGGGGGACTTCCGTAATTTCCTCCAGCAGGAGGCCGACAGGCGGATTCCGAACAAGCGCCTGCCCTGGCACAACAACCCGCAGCAGTTCTGCCAGAAGTGCATCAAATGGCCGCAGGGCAAGGGCCTTGCTCCATATCAGGGCGGCACGATGCGGGACCTCGCCAAGCACCACCGCGTTGCTGTGCGGTCGCTCCACGGCGTCGGCAAGACGACGACGGCTGCACTCGTCGTGCTCTGGTTCGCGATTACTCGCGAGGCGGCCGGGGTTGACTGGAAGATCGTCACGACCGCCGGCGCCTGGCGACAGCTCGAGAAGTACCTCTGGCCTGAGATCCGTAAGTGGGCCCGGCTCATCAACTGGGAAGCGATCGGGGTCGCCGGCTGGCGGCGAGGTCCATTCAACGAGGCGACCGAGCTGCTCAAGCTCAGTCTCAACCTCCGCCACGGCGAGGCGTTCGCTGTGGCGAGCTCGGATGCCAGTTACATCGAGGGTGCGCATGCGACGGAGATCCTCTATATTTTCGACGAGTCAAAGGCCATCCACGAGGACATTTTCGATGCGGCAGAGGGGGCGTTCGCTTCCGGGAACGCCTATGCGCTCGCCCAGTCGACGCCTGGTCACCCGATGGGACGCTTCTACGACATCCATGCCCACAAGCTCGGCTACGAGGACTGGAAGACTCGCCACATCACCGTCGAGGACGGTCTGAAGGCCGGGATCGTCAACCTCGACTGGGTCGAAAAGCGGCGCCGTCAGTGGGGCGAGGACTCGGCCATCTTCCAGAACAGGGTGCTCGGCAACTTCGCTGCTACCGATGAGGACGCCGTTGTGCCGCTTCTCTGGGTCGAGGCGGCCAACGAGCGATGGTACGAGATCACAGACCTTCTGCCCCGCATCGGTAAGGACACGATCGACTGGTCGAAGCTGCGCATGACTGACCTCGGCGTCGACGTGGCGCGTACTGGCGAGGACCGCACTGTGCTCGCCCCCGTCCATCTCGATAAGGGCGGCAACCCTATCGTCGGCGAGCTACGGGATTATGCCAAGCAGGGGACGATGGCAACGGCCGGCCAGGTGCTCGGCATCCTGGGCGTCAACGAGGGTGTCCGTGCTGTCATCGACGTGATCGGCACCGGCGGCGGCGTCTACGACCGGGTTCGGGAGTTCGGTTATCCGCAGACGGTCGGTTTCGTCGCGTCGGGTAAATGCCTCCGTCGGGATCGCACTACCGAGCTTGGCTTCGTTAACATGCGCTCGGGGGTGTGGTGGAATCTCCGGGAGGAGCTCGACCCGGACTTCGGCGCAGTCCTCGCTCTCCCGCCCCACGACGCGCTGATTGGCGACCTCTGCACTCCGCGCTGGGACGTCGTCTCGACCGCCGGCGGCTCGATCCTCGTCGAGGCGAAAGATGACATCAGAAAACGGCTGAAACGCTCGACCGACTACGGCGATGCCGTTGTCCAGGCTCGGCTATGGCAGAAAAAACGGCGTCGACGCGCCAGGATGGCTTATGGAGGGTCCCTTCATGCCGCCTGACTTCATGCTCGGCCTTGGCGCTGCCGTACTCGTCGGCGGGGGCTACTTCGCGGGCAAGTTCCGGACGGTCCGGGGCCTCTACAAACTGCTCGCCAAGATGGATGTCGCCGAATGGCGCCTCTTGTCGAGGCAGGTCGCGGCGGAGAAGGAGCGCCTCGAGCTCGGCGAGGCCCGCAAGGCGCTCGAGCACCTGATGGTCGAATATGCCGCTCTCAAGGCCGATCGCGATGCGATCGCGATGAAACTCGTTGGCGTCGAAGCCGAGGAGGAGTCCAGTGTCTAATTTCTGGACAAAGCTCGCATCTTCCTCGGGCTACCGGTACCGGATTCCGAAGGCGGGCCTCGGGAACGTGCTCCTCGGGCCCCGCGGCGGCTCGCCGACAGCGAAGGGCAAGAATCCGGTCGCTACGACGAACATCAGCTATGTGACCCCCGGCACTCCGATGATGCCGGAGTGGGACGGCGAATGGGCTATGCGATCGCTCTATCACATGAGCGGTTATGTCATGCGCTGCGCCCGCACCGTCGCCGACACGATCTCCGGGCTCCCCTTCCGGGCGGGGCCCGACCCGACGATGCCGGTCAATGCCAATCCGGCCTCCCCGCTTGCCAAACTGCTCGGCCCCTCGACTCTCACGGCGCCGGGGGGACCCAATCCCACGACGTCGGCTCGAGCTCTGTGGGCCTGGTCGATTGTCCAATACATCGTGACCGGCCGGATGGCCTGGGAGCTGATCCGGGACACCGACGACATGCCGCGTCCCCGTGGCAGGGACCGGCGGCTCGATCAGGCACACGGGACCATCTTCGAGCTATGGCCGCTCGTTTCCGGGTCCCTGTTCCCGGTCGCGTCGACGCCGACGGGTGACGGCAAGCCTACGACGAGCCGGCCAGGTGGTCTTGGCCCCGGATCCTCCGGCCGCCGGTGGTGGGACAGCTTCAACTATTCGACGCCGCTCGGCGACATCGAGCTCGGATACGACCGGGTCTTCTATGCCTGGCGGCCGGGGGGACTTGACTGGCGCGAACCGGAGTCCGACCTTCAGGCGGCTCGGGTCGCGGTGCAGCTCGTGATCGGCATCGAGCGGTACATGTGGGGCCTCATGAAGAACCAGATGGTCGCCTCGAAGCTCGTCATCACCCCCTTCATGGAAGAGGCGGAGAACCGCCGGGCATGGCAGGAGTCCTTCCTTTCGGAGTTCACGGGCTACGACCAGGCCGGCAAGACGATCTTCGCCGAGGTCGAGAACGAGTATGACGAGTCCGGCAAGATGATCGACAAGGCGAACATCGAGGTCGTCGACCTGTCGACGAGGGGCATCGACGCTCAGATGCGAGAGGTCAGCCTCGATGCCAAGAACGACATCAACATCGCGATGGGGGTCCCGCGCTCACTGATCGGCGATGCCGCGCAGCGGATCTATGCCAACTCGAACGCCGAGTACCGGAACTTCTGGGTGCTCAAGGTGATCCCCTTCCTCTCCGAGATGCAGGATCCGGTCAATACCGACCTCGCACCTCAAGTCGGCGACGACATGGGCTGGTTCGATCTCTCGAACGTCGCCGCCGTCCAGCCGCCGCAGGTATTTGCCCCGCCGGACATCGGCGAGGCGATCGAGCTCGGCGTCGTGCGGCCCGAGGACGTCGCCCGCATCCTCAACATCACCGCGGCCGAGAAGACGGCCCAGGATGTCGCGACCATCCCTCTCGGCGAGGAGGCGACCCAATCGGGCGCCGTCGGCGGCCGGGCGCTCGAGCGCATTACCGACGGGCGCATCCGCCGCCCGGAGATGTTGAATCCCCGCGACGGCTGGCGCGCTGTCCACGACGGGCTCCGGCTCGCCCCCAATTGGTTCGTTCGCTACCGCGGCATGAACACCTGGACCTATCACAACGGCGTGTGGGCGATTCACCGCCAGACAGAGCGCGCTGTCATGGGCTATGCCCATTCCTATCCGATGCCGGACAGGGCCCGCGAGATGCACGAGCGCGTCGCCTGCATCCGGCGTAGCCGGGAGCAGGGCAGCCGCGCCAGGGCCGGCAAGCTCATCGCTGCGGGCCTGGCGGTCAAGGCCGCGAATACCGGCCGCGTGCTGATGCTTCAACGATCGGACAACGACCCGACCGACCCGCACGGCGGAAAATGGGAGTTTCCGGGCGGACATATTGAGCAGGGCGAGGATTCCCTCGATGCCGCGATCCGGGAATGGTGCGAGGAGACCGGCTGCAAGCCTCCAGCCGGCGATCATGTCGGCTCCTGGACCTCGAAGAACGGTGTCTATCGGGGTCACGTCATGGTCGTGCCGACAGAGGATGACGTCCAGATCAATACCGATCCCTCGAGGCGCAAGGTCCTCAACCCCGACGATCCGGACCACGACGACATCGAAGTCGCGGCCTGGTGGCACCCGAAGCACGTCACGGAGGACAACCCGGCCATTCGCCGCGAGATACAGCAGTCGAGGGACCTCTGGCACCCGGTCGTGCGTGCAGGTAAGCCTCATCAGCGCGGTGAACGGTCAATAGTCAATGAACCGTTGACCCATGGGCTCAACCCGACCGCACTCGCCGAGCTCGATGCTCTCGGTGACCGGCTCGCGGAGGTCCTGTGACCGTAGTCATCACACTCGCTGAAGGCGAGCGCGCCGGCGTATGCACTGGCCCTGGGCCCTGTGACACCTCCGTTATCGGCGAAGGCAAGAACTGGGTGACCAAGGTCGGCGGTCTGCCGCTCTACCACCGGGCGATCGCCCATGCCCTCATGCGGGACGGCCATAGCGAGCAGGACGCGATCAAGATCGCTGTCGGGCGCGTGGAGGACTGGGCCGCGGGTAAAGGCGATGTGACGACGGCAACTCAGCGCCGGGCGCAGCAGGCCGTGAACGAGTGGGAGGCAAAGCGGCGCGAGGCGGCTACTCGTTCGGCGGGACGGCGCGACATGCCGGGCGCCGGCGCCCTCTCCGAAGACTCTTCGGCGAGTCTGCTCCTTCCGAAGGGGCCATCCGAGCGCCAGGTCGAGCAGATCGTTGCCACCGAGAAGCGCCAGCGCGATCGCCAGGCCCAGCCGCACTCGTTCAGGGGCAAGGACCTCGACCATTGCACGGTCTGTAACCGTAGCGCCCTCGATCCGGTCCACCACGAGAACCCTCGCAGCGCGAAACAGGACGGCGCGGGGGCGAGGCATTCCGGCCCAATCGGTCATAGCCACGAGCGCACCGGCCACGCCCTCGCCAATTACACGCGCCGGCGCCGAGTCTCGAAAGAGAGCTTCAACGCCGACTGTGATGCGCTCGAGCCCCATCTCGAGGAGCAGATGCGGACGCTGTTCGAGCGTCAGCGGGACGCGACGATCTCACGGCTAAAGGGACGGCGCGGCAAGCAGGCGCTCCGTGCCGCCATGGCGAATGAAAAGTGGGTGATCGGCTTCAGCGAGACGCAGTTTGCTCACCCCTTCGAGAGGCACCCCCAGACCGGCCATTGCGCCATCTGTGCGGGAGCGGGGCTCGATGAGGCCAAGCAGCACCCGAATCTCGCCGAGCTCACCGGCAAGGAGGAGGAGGCGGGCGGCCGTGCCGGCCCCGCCAATCCCCAGGGGCCGCCATCATCGAGCCCTACCCCAGCCCCGGCCGTCGCGGCGACGCTGAAGGGCGTCCCGGCAGCGCCGATGTCGACGAGCTTCGCGAGCGCAGCGCCGATCCTGGCCAGCCTCCCGCCCGCGACAGCCACCGCGGCGGTCGCACTCGCCGATGCGATCTTCCAGGTGCCCTTCTGGACCGCTCAAACCGCCGCCGCGCTGTGGATCGTCTACCGGATGGCCAACCAGCTCGCGATCGCTCGAGTCGACTCCGAACTCCGCGCCAACGCCGGCAAGGCCTTTGCTGCAAAGAGCCAGGAACAGACGACGACGGTGGCCACGACCGATGCTAAGGAAGAGGACATCATCGCTGAGCAGGCGTCGGCCTCCGCGGCCGAGTCGAACGTCGTCAGCCACCCCCAATCGGCGATCGACCTGCTACGGGCTCGAGCTCAGGACGAGGCGGCCTTCATAACGGAGACCACCTATGAGACGATCGTCGACCAGCTCGCCCGCGGGCTCGAGCGGGGCGAAAGCCTCGGCCAGCTCGTCGCGAGAGTCCAGGCCGTCTTCTCGGTGTCGGACGCGAGAGCTGCTCGGATCGCTCGAACTGAGACGATCGGCGCGCTCAACGCGGCCGCCAATGCCCAAGCCGAATGGCTCGGCCCAGAGCACGTCGCCCGCAAGGAATGGCTGGCCCATCATGACGACCGCACCCGTCGCACTCATCGTCTCGCTGACGGCCAGGTTGTCCCGATCGGTCAACCCTTCTTCGTAGGTCAGAGCCTCATGCAGTTCCCCGGCGACCCGACGGCGCCGGCGAGCGAGGTCTGCAACTGTCGCTGCGGGCTCGCCTTCTTGCCGCCGGGTGCAGAAAGGATCTCCCGATGAAAGCCTCGACCCTGACCGAGGGTTACCGATACGACGCCGGCACGGTCATCACCGGCGACAACATGGATCAGATCCTCGGTCATCTTCATGACGTCGACGAGAAGCGCCACTACGCGGCCGTCGATTACCCCTACGACCTGATGGATCGGTACAACACCGACTGGCACGAGGGTGTCTGGGACAAGTCGTGGGCCCGTGCGATGCCGCCGATGGTTCAGAACCACAAGGATGATCTCGTCATCGGCCGTGCTGTCGATGCCGAGTCCGTCCGCGGGACCGATGGCCGCGTGGCTCGACTGGTCGGGCGCTTCAGCCGCACGCAGGCCGGCGAGGATGCCTTCGTCCAGACCCAGGACGGGGACTGGCCCGGATGGTCGTTCCACTATCAGCAAGCAAAGTCAGTCCCCCACCCGTCGGTTCGCGGAGCCCGTCGGTTCGTTGAAGCCCACATGGCCGAGTTCGGGCCGGTGACATTCCCTGCGATCCCCGGGGCAAATGCCGTGGGGATCCGATCTACAGAGGAGGAGATCGAAGTGGTCAGTTTCGACACGCTTCGCAGCATGTATTTCAGTGGCGAGCTGACCTTCGAGGGTTACCGCTCGCTTGTCGAGACCAACTATCCGGAGATGATGCCGTTCCTGACCGATGTGCGCGCAACCCCGCACATCGACCGGACTGGCCCTGCCGGCGTCGTGCTCGCCCCAGACATGGGCCGCTATCCCAATCACGAGCCCCCCAAGATCTCCGACGGCTCGGTGCGTCCCGCGGACCAGATGGCCAACCAGCTCGCCAGCCTCCCGCCGGGCCGGCCGGCCCTGCATGACATCCTCGCGTTCCACAACGCGGGCCACCTCGACGATGACGGGATGGCTGCTCTCGTGCGGGAGCACTACCCGCACCTGGCGGCCCGGATGAAGCGCAAGTCTTCGCCCGAGAACGTGCGAGCCGTGCTCCTCGAGACCTTCGGCGAGGAGGCCGTGCGCGACATGCAGTTCGATGTCAAGACACCGCGCCACGGCGGGGCGGTGGACCCGGGGTCGCACGGCGGAGACGGCGGTGCTCAGGACGACCACGAGTCGAAGGAACTGGTCTCGGCGATCGTCGCCTCGCTTGATGCCTCCGAGGCGATTGCGAAAAAGGGCGAACCCGGCCAGCGTTCCGAAGAGGACTGGTCGCACATGCGGGCCTACCAGGAGGTAGCGCAGGTGGCTGCGCTCACCCTCGCCGACATGGTCGGTGCTGATATTGGCGATCGCTCGGCGAGCATCTCGGACGAGGACTGGGACGGCGATGCGGGCCGCTTCACTCCGGAGCAGTACCGGCGCTCTTGCCTCATCGACACCGGCGAGGGCGAAGAGGACTCGAAGGATCGGTACAAGCTGCCGGTGCGCGAACCGAACGGGACACTGTCCCGCAAGGGCGTCCATGCCGCGGCTGCCGCGCTTGCCGGCGCTCGGGGCGGTGTGCATGCCTCGGATGCCCAGAAGCAGTCGGCGGCCCGCCAGCTGCTCCGGCATTACAACGAGCTCGAAGAGAACGCGCCTCCGTCGATCGTAAAGATGGCCGGCAAGGGCGGCGACGACGATGACGGCGGCCGCTCGGCCGAGCAGATGACCGAGGAGGTCCGGGACCGGCTCGACGCGATGGAGAAGCGCGGCCGTCTGCGTCGTTCCGAGCCCGCTGCGTGAAGATCCTGGTCTGGCCCGCGGATGAATGGGGCTGTGGGCACTACAGGCTGATCTTCCCAGCGAACTCCCTTCGGGCGTCCGGACATGATGTCACCGTCGACTGGGCCGGGCCCCGATGTGTCTGGGATCAGAAGTGGCCGGGGGCTCCCGACAAGGAGCCTCCGAGCTATGTCCGCATGGTCGGGCTCGACCGGCTTCCGGATGCCGATGTCGTGGTATTGCAACGGCCGAGCCGGCGCTGGTGGGTGGACATAGTCCCCTACCTCCGTGACGGCGGGATCAAGATTGTCGTCGATGTCGACGACCGCTACGACTCGATCCTGAAAGACAATGTCAATGCCTTCGACCCGGTGGTCGAACATATTGGTGCCGAGTGGATCGACCGGGTCTGCAAGATGGCCGACGTCGTCACATGCACGACGCCCGCGCTTGCGCGCCGGTACGGCTACGGAAAGGCCGTGATCCTTCCCAACCTTGTGCCGGCGCAGTATCTCGTGTTCCCCACCCAGAACTACCGCGCCTCTGAGCCCGGCAAGCACGTCATGGGCTGGCCCGGTCTCGCGTCGCATCATCCTGGCGACCTCAAAGTGACCGACGGCGGTGTGGCCGCGGCGCTCGAGGAGGACCCGAGTTGGCAGTTCCGCGTGCCCGGCGACGTGCGAGCGGTCTGCGAGGAGCTCGGTCTGCGGCTGCCAAAGCCACGGGAAGTCCGGACCAAGGACAATCTGGGGCGAGAGCAGGTGCGGGGCTTTCAACCGGTCCCGGATCAGCTTCATCAGACTGGTGGCCGCCCGTTCTGGGACTGGCCGAAGCTGCTTGGGGAGCTCGAGATCGGGGTCGTCCCGCTCGCCGACAACATATTCAATGCAGCGAAATCGTGCCTGAAGGCGATGGAGATGTCCGCCCTTGGGATTCCGGTCGTGATGAGCCCGACTCCGGACAACAAGCGCCTGCATGCCCTCGGCGCCGGCGAACTCGCCTCCGGGCGCGGCCAGTGGCACAGGAGGGTCCGCGCTCTGATGCGTTCTGCGGACTACCGTCAAGAACTCGGCGCACGCGGAAGGGCCGTCATGGCAACTCAGACCTACGAGGAGCATCAGGATCGCTGGCTCGAGGCATGGGAAGGCCGCGCCGAGACCCTGGCTGCATGAGCTTCAACCCAGAGCGCCGAATAATCCGAGCAGCGCGTCGCGAGATGCGGCGCGGCTCGAACCTGAAGATCAGTGGTAAGGGGTGGCTCCGGCCACGCCAGGCAAATCCGAATCCTCCCGCCGAGCGGCGCGATACTCGCTCGGCGCGACAGCGGCGTCGGGCCGCACATAGAGAGAGGTTGGCAAACCGATGAATCTGGAACCGACAGAGGACCGGCTCGTTGTCAAGGCTGACGAGGCCGAGGATCAGCGTCCGTCGGGTCTTTACCTCCCGGAGGGTGCCAAGGAGAAGCCGACCGAGGGCACCGTCCTCGCCGTCGGTCCCGGTCACCTGACTCCGGAGGGCAAGACGATCCCTCTCAAGTTCGAGGTCGGCGACAAGGTCATCTACTCGAAGTACAGCGGGACGGAGGTGACGGTCGAGGGCGAGGATGTGCTCGTCATCTCCTCGCGCGACATCCTCGCCACACTCGCCAAGGGCTGAGATGCCCGAGGTCTCGATCACGATCGACGGCGAGCCCGTTGAGCTCGTTCCCACCGGCCTCGTCGCGGTGCTGCGCGTCCGGGCTAGGGGAGCGGACGTAGCGCGCGCCATGGCGCGCGACCTTCTCGACAGGGGCGTCGATCTCGTCGTCTTCCTAGCCCCAGAAGAGACGATCGAGATGCTCGACGAGGAGATGATGCGGAGGCACGGCTGGGCGCGGGGGCTACGTACCGTTCCCGGCAGACCGCCCGCGCACCCGGAGGACATGGACCTGCCGTGACCGTCGGGCTCGGCATCGTGACCTACAAGCGGCCCGACCGCTATCGTGAGCTGGCTCGATCTGTCCGTACGTGGTTATCAACAGCGGTGGACGAAGTTGTGGCTGTCCACGACGGCCCGGCTGAGGATTACGACGACGACCATCCCTGGACGCTGCACCGGGCCAAGCAGAACGCCGGCGTCGCAGCGTCCAAGAACTGGTGCCTGCTGAAGCTCGTCAAGGCTGGCCACGAGTGGATCTTCATCTCCGAGGACGACCTGCGCATCCTCGACACGAGGGCTGTCACCGGCTATCTGCACGTTGCGGAGCAGACCGGGCAGCGTCACCTCAACTTCCACGCGCACGGCCCGGCGAACCGGCTGCCAATGCGCACCGAGGGCCCCGTCACGCTCTGGCCGAACATCGTGGGTGCCTGGTCCCTGTACCACCGGGACGACCTCATCAAGGTCGGCTACATGGATGTCGAAATGATTAATGCTTTCGAGCACGTTGAGCACACGGCCCGGCTGATGGTCGCAGGCGCCTGTCATCGCTGGCCCGGTGTCGCCGACGCGACCGGCTCGGAATACTGGCTCGAGGAGCAGGAGGGAGCGATCGAAGACAGTTCGATACCGCTCGACTCGAGGTTCGTGAATCAGCGGGCGGCAATCCGCCGCTGGCGGGAACGCAATCCCGAGACGCTCAGGATGATCTTCGGGCCGAACGAGACGGTCTGGGAACTCGGCGAGCTCGTATGAGCTATGCCGGCCAGGTTCCCAAGGTCCAATCGCCGACGCCGCATGAGGTTGACGTCGTGATTGAGCTGATCCGGAGCGCGCATGAGGCGGCTCTTTGGTGCGGGCACGCGACGGCCGAGACCGGCGTCCGGTTCGCCACGGGCGGCGAACGAGCGCGTGCCGGCTCCACGAGCGAGCAGATGGTTGTGTCCTTCGTGCGCTGCACCTCTTGTAGCCGCCGCTGGGAGGGGGCGCCTCGTGACTGAGCCCTCCGAGCGCCCAGGGAGTCTCGGCCGACGCGGCCGTAGCCGCGAAGACCTCGATTCGGCCTTTGAGCAGTTTCGTCAGGCGAACCCCGATGTCGAGCGCGAACTGCTCCGGTTTGCCCAGCAGGCGCGTGGGACAGGGCTGCGGCACCTCGGCATCGCCATGCTTTACGAGCGCCTTCGCTGGTATCGGCATATCGAGAGCAACGACCCGGACTTCAAGCTGAACAACGACTACCGTTCTCGGTACGCCCGCCTATTGATGCGGCTCGATCCCAGCCTCGAGGGTCTGTTCGAGACGCGCAAGCTGAAGGAGCCCGCACCGCCCCCGCCGCCGGGGCAACTGTTCGGCCTTGAGGTCATCGAGGACCCTGCCGTGGCCGGTTCCACGATCGAGTTCCGGTGCAGTGGGCGACTCGTCGGTCGCATCCATGACATCGGGGTCATAGGTGCTCCTGAGCCGGAGGAGGCATCATCCCAGTCTCGGTCATAGTCCCATGGCGCCCAACCGAGGAGCGCCAGCCCTTGTGGGACTTCTGCCGGGCCCGGTGGGAGAAGCTCGGCTACGAGATCATCGAGTGCGATTCCGGACAGGAGCCGTTCACCCGTGGGACCTCGATCAACAGGGGCGTCGACGAAGCATCGCATGAGACCCTTGTGATCGCCGATGCCGATACGTTCGTCTCCGAGGTCCGCGGTGCGGTCGCCCTGATCGAGCAGAACATCGCCCCGTGGGTCATCGACTACGGCCTGTGGCGCTATTACCGGGTGTCCCCGGCCGCCACGGCTGACTACCTCTCTGGCAAGGCGACGACCCGCGACGACCCTTACGGTCCTGACCGGCTCGAGTCGTGCGTTTCCTACTCGGGGTGCGTGGTGTTGGGCCGGGAAACTTTCCTCTCGGTCGGAGGATTTCCGGAAACCCTGCTCGGCTGGGGCTATGAGGACAACTGCCTCCAGCATGCTCTCGATACCCTTGTCGGCGCCCATGTCAGGACGAACGCTTTTGCCGTGCAGCTCTATCACCATCACGTCGAGGCCGAGCGGTTCCAACAGCCGTTCATTGTCCAAAACCGGCTTGTGAGCGATCGCTATGCGGCCGCTACCGGCAATCCGGAGATCATGCGAGCCGTGATCCTCAATCAGTGGGCTCCCGAGCTCGTTCCGGGCCATACCCTGACGCCGCACATCCTGTCCGACCCGCCGGCGTGGGAGGGGCTCATGCGGGAGCGTCGAGAGAAGGCCCGTGGCTGAGTTCATAATCTTCCCGAATCTCGAGCAGTCCGGCCGGCTCGGCAATCAGCTATATCAAATCGCTTCGACGATCGGCCTCGCTAGAGCTAACAACCTACGCCCGCTGTTCCCGGCGGA